GGAACCGGAACGGAGCTATCCCCGACCCGGAATCTGCACGAAGTGACAAGCGCGGCTACAAGCTGACCGCCCTGCCCGCTGAGGGCTACAGGGGCCCGGTGCCGGAGTGGCCGCTGGCGATCGATGCCGACCTCGAGAACCATGACCGCGAGCTCGCCGTCTGGGAGTCGCTGTGGCGCACCCCCCAGGCCTGCGCGTGGTCGATGCCCTCGGAGTCGTGGCGTGTCCGGACCGTGGCGATGTACTGCCGTGTCCTGGTGCGCTGCGAAGCCCCGAACGCCGGGGCGTCCCTCCTGGGCCAGCTGCACCGCTTCGCCGACCAGATCGGCATGACGACCGCCGGCCTGGCCGAGATGGGCTGGGCCGTGGCGGTCGACGAGCTCGCTTCACGCCGTGCCGAGTCGAACGACGACGCACCCGCCGAGCCGAAGCGGCAGTCGTCCCGCAACCGCATCGCCGCCGTCGGTGGCTGATGAACTGACCCTCGACTTCGATCCGCTCCATACGCTCGGTTTCCTCGCCACAGATTGGATCGAGGCCCACTGCCAGGTGCCTGGTGGCGTGTACGAGGGTGAGCAGCTCGTCTTCAACGGCTGGCAGCTGTTCTGCACGACGAACCACTACCGGGTCCTCCCGGACGCCGTCGTGGACTCGCGCCGGCTCGTCGCACCGTTCATGTACCGCCGCTCCGTCATCGTCGGCCCGCAGAAGTGCGGGAAGTCACCGTGGGGCGCGGGCATGCTCCTGTTCGAGGGCGTCGGTCCGTGCCTGTTCGCTGGTTGGGCCAAAGGCGGCGAGCTATATCGCTGCGAGGACCACGGATGTGGCTGCGGCTGGGAGTACGAGTACCAGCCCGGCGAGGCCATGGGCGCACCGCGGCGGAAGTCCCTGCTAGGCCTCCTGGCCTACGCGGAGACGCAGACGGCCAACGTCTACGAGCCGCTGCAGACCATGATCCACAACGGCCCGCTGTCGGAGTTCGTGCACGTGCGCGAGGGCTTCATTCGGCTTCCGAACCGCGGGAAGATCCAGCCGCTGTCGGCCGCTGCGAAGTCGAAGCTGGGCCAGCCCCTGACGGGCGGCCTGGGCGACGAGTCCGGGCTGTACACGGCGCGGAACAAGGTGCTGGACACCTGGCAGACCATGCGCCGCGGGATCGCTGCCATGCAGGGCCGGACGATCGAGCTCACGAACCCGTGGGACCCGATGGAGAACAGTGCCGCGCAGATCGCGTTCCAGTCCAGGGCCAAGGACATCTTCCGGTACTACCGGAAGCCGCCGGCGGACCTGTCATACGGGAACAAGCGGGAGCGGCACAAGATCCACGTGCACGTCTACGCGGACTCTCCGTGGGTCGACGTCGCCGGGATCGATGCCGAGGCTGCGGAGCTCGTCGAGACCGACCCGACGCAGGCCGAGCGCTTCTATGGCAACCGGCTGGTTCAGGGCCTCGGCTCATATATGCCGGAGAAGCTGTGGTTGGCGTCTGCGGAGCCGCGCACAGTTTCCGACGGCGAACTCATCACGCTCGGCATGGACGGCTCCCGGTCGCAGGACTGGACGGCCATCCGCGCCGAGACGATCGACGGCTACCGGTTCTTCCCGACGTACGGCCCCGACAAGCGGCTGACGTTCTGGAACCCGGACGAGTGGGACGGCCGCATCCCCCGCGGCGAGGTCAAGGCCGCGATGGCCGAGATCTTCACGCGGTTCAAGGTGGCACGGGCGTACATCGACCCGCGGCACTGGGAGACACAGGCCGACGAGTGGGCCACGGAGCACGGTGACGACGTCGTCGTGACCTGGCCGACCAACCAGATCACCCGCATGCACGACGCGCTGATCCGGTTCCTCGAGGACACCACCGAGCTTGTCACCACGCATGACGGCGACGAGACGACGAAGCTGCACGCTCTGGCTGCTCGGAAGGTCGCCAAGCCGGGCGACCGGTACATCCTCGGCAAGCCGTCCGAGAACCAGAAGATCGACATCCTCATGGCCGACGTGCTCGCGCACGAGGCCGCCGCCGACCAGCGTGCTGCTGGCTGGTCTCTACCCGCAGCGCGCACCGTGGTGGTGCGCTCACGACGATGAACGGGGGTGTTCTGTGGCCGAGTTCGACGTCACCCTCAAGGACCTGGTAGGGGCGCTGGATACGTCCCGGGCGAGCCTGGCGCAGTTCGACGCCTACCTCGAGAACGAGCAGCCGATCAAGTTCATCGCGCCGGCGCTGCAGGAGGAGTTCGGGGAGCGCATCACGGCCCTGATCATCAACTGGCCGCGCCTGGTGACGAGCGCGTTCGAGGAGCGCCTGGACGTCGAGGGCTTCCGGTATGCCGGGAACTCGTCGGGTGACGATGACCTGTGGGAGATCTGGCAGGCGAACGACCTCGACGAGCAGTCGCAGCAGGGCCACTTCGAGTCCATCGGCCTGTCGCGGGCCTACGTGTTCGTCGGCGCCGGCGAGTCGAAGGACGACGCCCCTGTGGTGACGATCGAGTCGCCCATGCAGGTGTTCGCCCGGCGTGACCCGCGCACTCGCCGCGTGATCGAGGCCGTGAAGCGCTGGGACGTCGGCGACCTCACCGTGCGGGGCTCGTATGAGCAGCACGCGATGCTGTACACGCCTGGGCGCCGTTGCGAGTACATCTTCGACGGCCCCAAGGGCTGGCGCGAGGTCGCGGCGGCCGACGAGTACGACAAGACGATCATGCCAGTGGTGCCGCTGGTGAACCAGCCGCGGATCCTGCGCCCCGACGGCCGCTCCGAGTTCACTGACATCGTCCCTCTGGCCGACGCGGCGAACAAGATGGCCACGGACATGATGGTGTCCGGCGAGTACCACGCCATGCCGCGGCGCTGGGCCTCCGGGCTCAAGGAGACGGACTTCGTCGACGAGAACGGCAACCCGATCAACGCCTGGTCGCGCGACGCCGGCACGCTGTGGTCAGCCGCGGACGTCAATGCGAAGTTCGGCCAGTTCACCGAATCGGATCTGGCCGTGTTCCACAACACGATCAAGCTGCTCGGCCAGCTCACGGCCCAGCTCTCTGGCCTGCCGCCGCACTACACGGCGTTCTCCGGCGGCGACGCGAACCCGACGTCGGCTGATGCGATTCGTTCGTCCGAGTCCCAGCTGGTGAAGCGGGCCGAGCGGAAGCAGACCTACCTCGGCGGCTCGTGGGAGCAGGTCCAGCGGCTCATCCTGCGCTTCAAGACCGGCGAGTGGGACCCGAAGGCGCGGTCGCTGGAGACCATCTGGCGCGACCCGTCGACCCCGACGGTGGCGCAGAAGGCCGACGCGATCATGAAGCTCGCGACGCCCGTTCAGGGTGGCCGGGCGATCCTGCCGATCGAGCAGGCGCGCATCGATCTCGGCTACACGCCGGAGCAGCGCACTCGCATGGCCGAGATGGACCGCGAGGCCATGCAGGACCCGTACCTCGCTCGGCTGAGCGAGAAGGACCCTGAGCCCAAGCCTGAGCCCGATGTCGAGCCTGCAGAGCCTGCCCCGGTCGGCTGAGGTCTACGCGGCTGAGCAGCGCTTGGAGATCGGCTCCGCGGTGGAGTCGCTCCGGCGGCTGTGGCTGCGCATGGGCGACGACTTCGACATCTCGTGGCTCGCGGTGGCCCCGCAGTTGCTCCGCGTGCTCGATGCGGCGCAGGAGCGGGTCGCGGCGGGCGCTCTGGCGTACATGCCGGCAGTGCTCGCCGAGACTGGCCAGAGCCTGGCGGACCCGGCGTATGTCGTCGAGCCGGCCGATCTGGCGGGCACGGCAGGCGACGGGCGTCCGACGGAGGACCTGCTGTACGGCGGCGTGATCCACGCGAAGGAGGCTGTCGCGCTCGGCGCCACGGCCGCGCAGGCGCTGTCCACGGCGGGGCAGTTCATCACTCTGGCGGGCGGCACGGCACTGTCGGACACGGGGCGCACGGCCGAGAAGATGGCGGGGCATGCTCGCCGGGTCACTGGCTACGTCCGGATGCTCACCCCACCGTCCTGTGGCCGCTGCGTGATCCTGGCCGGCTCGTGGACGAGCGCACAGACCGCGTTCCGTCGGCATCCCGGGTGTGACTGTAGAAATATTCCCCTGGCTGAGGACGCGGCGGACGATGTCACCACAGGCGTCGAGGGCTACCTCAACAGCCTCGACGACCGCGACCTGGCCAAGGCGCTCGGCTCCAAGGCCAACGCGCGGGCGTTCAAGGACGGCGCGGACCCGATCCAGATCGTCAACGCCTACCGCTCTGGCGTCCAGCCGGCGCAGATCTACGACGAGCGGGTCAAGTACACGCTCGAGGGCACCACACGCCGCGGCCTGGCCTACCGGGCGATGCGCGCAGCTGGCGTGACCGGTGGTGATGCTCGCCGCAAGGTGGGCGACCGCTACCTGTCAGCCAAGAACGTGCGGCTGATGCCCGAGACCCTGTACGCCCGCGCGGGAGACGACCGTGAGAAGGCGCTGCAGATGTTGCGCGACTACGGCTGGATCCGCCCCGTGCAGCCCGGCTTCATCATCCGTGACGGCGTCGCGATCCGCGTGCGCTGACCACCACACACACTCCCGACCGCGCGACGCGGCTCGGGTCACCTACCCGCGATGGGGAGAACAGCAATGACGGAGCCCACCCCGGTGGCCGACCCGGCCACCGTCGTAGCACCCCCGGCCCTTGAGGCACCTCCGGCACCGCAGGGCGACCCTGCGCCGCAGGATCCGCCGCTGGGACCGAACGGCGAGAGGGCACTCGCGTCGGAGCGTGCACTGCGCGCTACGGCTGAGCGCGAGAAGGCCGCACTGCAGGCGCAGCTGGACAAGATCGCTGAGGCGAACCTGTCCGAGCTGGAGAAGGCACAGAAGGCCGCTCAGGATGCATCGGAGGCCGCCGCGACGGCGCGCACCGAGGCCCTCCGCTACCGCCTGGCCGCTGCCTACGGCATCGACACCAAGCCCGGGGAGGACGAGGCGCCGTCGGACGCCGACACGTTCCTCACCGGTGCCGACGAGGCGTCGATGACCCTCCAGGCGCAGCGCTACGCCGCTCGTCTCGCCGGGGTCACCCCTCCGGCTCCGCGCACGCCGGCACCGGACCTGTCACAGGGCCCGCGGCCGAGCTCCGCTTCCACCGAGGATGCCGAGTTCGCCCGGTACGCCGAGCTCCTGAAGCTCAAGCTTCCCGCGAATCGAAACTGAAAGAGAGAGTCCCATGGAGTACGTTCCCGTCTTCAAGCCGGGGCAGGCGATCACGCTCAAGGCGTCCGCCCCCATCACCGGTGGCCAGATCGTCGTCGTCACCGGCGTCGGCACCGTCGGCCCCGCCGGCGCGAACGCCGTCAACTGGATCGGCGTCGCGTCGAACGATGCCGCGATCAACGACAACGTGGCGATCTTCGCCGACGGCGTGCAGAGCGTCACCACGTCCGGCACGGTCACTGCGGGCGACCTCGTCGTCTGCGCCGCGGCCGGTGCCGTGTCGACGCTCGCGGCCGTCACCACGCCGACCGCCGCCGACGTGACGAACACCCGAGGCATCGTCGGCGTCGCACTCTCGACGGCCGCGACGGGCCTCAAGGTCCGCGTCAAGTTCGACCGCTGACCCCTCTTCTTCCCTGTCGGCCGCTGCGCCGCCATTCGCCCTTGAAAGGTGAAACCTGATGGCTACTTACCCCCCGGCAGCGGCAACGCTGGCCGACCCGAACCTCACCGCATCGCGGTTCCTGCAGAACCCGGAGTTCGTCGCACGCGCACTCCAGAGCATGGGCGACCTGCGGTACCGCGGGACGTTCCTCCTGACCGGTCGTCAGGAGACGACCGGCGGCGCCATCGGCTACGAGCAGGTCGAGGGTGTCTTCGCGGATGCCCCGCCCGAGATCGTCGCCCCTGGTGGCGAGTACTCGCTGACCACCATCTCCGACGGTCCTGCGGGTCTCGCGCGGGTCGCGAAGTACGGCAAGGACACGCCCATCACGGACGAGGCGATCAAGCGTCGCCAGATGGACCCCGTGAACAAGGGCCTGCTCAAGCTTGTCAACTCGGCGGCCCTCGTCATCGACCAGGCCACCGTGTCGGTCATCGCCTCGGCGATCACCGCGACCCGTGCGGCTGGGGCTGCGTGGACGTCGGCGTCCCCGACGATCCTGCGTGACATCCTTCGGGCGGCCGCGGACGTCCGTGGCCTGAACCTCGGCTACGAGCCGAACGCTCTGCTCGTGGACGACTCCACGTGGGCGTACCTCGCATCGGACCCGCAGATCTCGGCGGCCATGGCTCGTGAGTCCGCGACCAACCCGATCTACACGGGCCGCTTCGAGATCCTCGCGGGTCTCCAGGTCATCCCGACCCCGGCCGCGAACCTGCCGCTGGGTGTCGGTACGAGCGCGTGGGTGGTCGACACCGACCAGCTCGGCTTCATCGCCACCGAGGACCTGGCGCAGGGTTACCAGCAGGCGGGCGAGCTCGTGCAGTCCAAGGTCATCCGCGAGGACCTGAACGACTCCTGGCGCGTGCGTGTGCGCGCCAACTTCGTCCCGGTCGTCACGGACCCGGGCGCCGGCTTCCGCATCTCCGGGGTGGCGTGATGGGTAACTACACCGTCGTCGCGGCCCTGGTGATCGCGCACACGAAGAACGGCGTCATCCACCTGTACAAGGGTGACGTCGTCCCGGCGAGCATCCTGCCGGAGTCGCTGGCCAACCTCAAGGAGCTCGGCTTCGTGCAGAGCGCCGAGGAGGTGCCCGCTTCCGAGCCCGAGCCGGAGTTCCCCGAGGGTGAGCCGGCCGAGTCCTGGAAGGGCGACCAGCTCAAGGCGTACGCCAAGGCCAAGAGCATCGACCTGGGCGGCGCCACGAACAAGGCCGACATGGTCGCGGCCATCGAAGCCTCGAAGGCCTGACGGAAGGGACGGGGTGACCCATGACGTATGCCAGCGTCGCTGATGTGGCGGACGAACTGGGCCGCCCCGTCCCGACCGATGACCCGACGGTCGCGCAGTGGGAGCGGTGGCTGAGCCGCGTCGAGAACCAGATTCTCGACGAGATCCCCGATCTCCACGACCGCGTCGCGGCGGGCAAGCCGACGGCCGCTCTCGTGGCGGACATCGAGGCGGCCGCTGTCGCGCGCAAGGCCCTCAACCCCGAGGGCCTGCGCTCGACGACGCGCTCCATCGACGACGCGTCGGTTACCAAGACGGTCGACCAGGAGCTTTCGGGGTGTGCGCTCGAGCTCACCGACCGCGAGTGGGCCCGGCTGCTGCCTCGGCGTCCGCGGGGTGCGTTCACGATCCGACCGGAGTGGGGCTGATGGACCTCGGCGCAGAGCTCACCGCGCAGCTCCTGGAGTCCCGCGCGGATGCCGAGTCCCTGATGCTCGACACGTGCAAGATCGTCCGTCCGGGCGATCCGGTGACTGACCCGGTGACGGACGTCGTCACCACGCCCCTGGAGTCGCTGTACACGGGGAAGGCGAGGGTTCAGGGTCTGGATCCCCAGGAGGGAAACCCTGAGGCGGGCGGTGCCACGCTCACGGTCCAGCGCTACCGCGTCGACATCCCCGTCGGTGCCTACGTGCCGGACATCGGCCACGTCGTGGAGATCACCGCGGCCGCCCTGGATCCGAACATGGTCGGCCGCCGGTACCGCGTCGTCGCGCTGCTCCACAAGACGCTCGCTACGGCGTACCGGCTCGGCGTGGAGGAGGTGCCCTGATGGCAGGTAGCGACGAGCTCCGAGCGTTCTCCAAGGACCTCACGGCGGCCGGCTCTGGCATCGCGTCCAAGGTCTTGCCGGTCGTCCACAAGGGCGCGAGCAAGATCAAGAAGCAGCTCCGCAGCGAGATGGGCGCCTCCCGCTCGTTCAAGGGCGTCGCGCGGGCGATCGACTACTCGATGAAGTTCGGCACCGGGTCCCGCGCCGCGGGTGGTGCTGGCGCCATAGAGGCGGAGATCGGGCCCCGATCGGACGCCGGTTCGCCCGGCAACCTGGCGAACATCGCCTACTTCGGCGGCTCCCGTGGCGGCGGCACAGTGCCCGACCCGAAGGGCGCGCTGGAGGCGGAGATCCCCCACTTCGAGAAGGCCCTCGGTGACGTCCTGGAAGGTCTGTTCAAGTGATCGCCCACCTGCAGGCCGTCAAGGCGCTCCTGACGCCGCTGGGTAGCGCGGTGTACCTGCTGGACGCCACCGGCGTGACGTCGTACCCATACTTCCTGGTGTGGCCCTCGACCGGCGCGCCCGGAGTTGACGGGGCGCTCGACCAGAACGCGGACCTGTCGTTCCTGATCGGCGTCACCGCCGTCGGCGAGTCGGCGGAGTCGTCGGGCGGACGGGCGAGCAAGGGCAAGGCGTTCCTGGGCCCGACGAAGCCCGTCCCGCTGGTGGTGCCCGGCCGCAAGGCCTGGATCCGCTGGGAAGGGCTCGGCAACGCGGGCGTCGACCGTGACGTCAGCATGCCGAACACAAGCCGGCACCCCGCCTTCGAGGCGCACCTGTACCGGGTCGAGTCGATCCCGGTCTGACCCACCACCCAATGACAGCCCGCCGTCGGTGGGCCTGTCCCCATGCCCTGAGGAGGGCGAGCACATGGCAAAGATCACCGCCTACCGCAAGGACACCGGGGAAGAGGTCCGCATCCCGGAGCACTTCCTCGATCACCCCGAGCTCGGGAAGCCGTTCCGCAAGACCAAGCCCACGGCGCCGTCGACCGGCAGCGCCGCCGCACCCAAGGCCGCCGACGCTGCGGCGAAGGAGAAGTGACCCATGCCTCGCAGCCTCGCTGACGGCAAGACCAAGTTCACCGTCCTGGTCGCGAAGCCGGTGAACCCGCTGCTGCCCACGATCACGGAGCTGAACGCAGGGATCCAGGCCGCGGCCAACATCCTCGCGTCGGACTTCACGTGGGGCGCCGCGGACTCGGACACGGTGGCCGAGCGGTCCCTGGCCGACAAGAACAACGTCAACGCGTACGCGGCGTCGAACTACACGGCGGGCATCACCCCGTTCCGGTACTTCGACGAGACCACCGGTGCACCGGACCCGACCGAGGACGCGCTGTTCGACGCGGTCAAGGAGAAGGGCACGGAGCTGTGGTGCTACGCGCGTCGCACCGGGAAGGACGCCGGCGCCGCGTGGGCTGCGGCGGACGAGATCTTCCGTGAAGTTTCGTTCGCCCATGCAGGTCCAGGAGGCCTACCCGTTCATCGCGGCGGCCGCCGGAGCCTGACCAAGACCCCCGACGGCGCGTGCTTTTCACGGGGTCGCGCGCCGTCGGGCACCACCTGCACCACCACCCCGTGACCACCCCGTGAACCTCGTGAGGAGTACCCCGTGACCAACAAGACCGAGTTCGAGGCCGCCGACGTCGCTGTCGAGGACTGGATCAGCGGCACCAGCTTCCTGCAGGCGAAGCACACGATCTACCGCAACCCGGCGATGTGGGCGGACTACCAGCCCGTGCTGGACCGGATCGACGTGCTCAAGCAGGAGATCGACGCCCTGACGGCGCCCGAAGAGAACGACGTCGTCGAGGAGCGTGCGCTGGACGGCGAGGCGGCCATGGCCCCGGCCGCGTCTGCGGATCGCGCGCTGGGCGAGAAGCCCGTCGAGCATCCGCGCGTGGTCGAGCTCCGAGCCGAGCTGGACAAGCTCACGAAGCAGGCCAACGAGATGTGGGAGCAGTACTCCTCCGACGTCGAGGTCTGGCAGCTGCGCAAGCTGGAGGACGCCGAGGCTGCGGCCATCAGGGATGTGGTCGGTGAGCCGCCAGCAGAGCCGCGCCCGCTGAGCAAGAACGCGAAGCCCCAGGCGGTCACTGCCTACACCAGGAAGTGGGACGCCTGGCAGAAGGCGATGCAGGCCTACGTCGTGCGCCACAACCTGCACGCCGTCGCCGCAGCCACCCTGGGTGTGACCGTGGCGGGCGTGGACCGCGGCAAGGTCACGGTCGAGCAGATGCAGCGGCTCCTGGAGCGCCCGGGCGGCAAGGACCACGTGACCGAGCTCATCACGGTCGTCGAGCAGCTGTCCTTCGAGGGGGTCGACATCGTCGCCCCTCATCGCTCAGGGGCTTGAGCGGAGCCCGAGCACTCTGCTCGCTCTGCGCACCGCTCGCGCGTGGAGCACACCCCCGATGGAATACCTCGGACTGGAGCCGCCGGGCAGTCCCTGGTCGCTCAAGTCCCGGGGTCTGGCCGAAGGGCTGACCCTCCACGAGGAGGGCACGAACCAGCTCGGCGTCCCAATCCACGTCGCACAGGACCCGGAGAACGCGGGCTTTTTCGAGGTGGACGACTCCCTGATCGACCACTCACAAGCCGCGCTCGACGAGTGGCATCGGGAGAACCAGAAGCCCGAGCCCGGCGTGGTGCCGATCGTGCGGCTCGACGAGCGTGCTCGCGCGGCCGCGAAGGCGCGCCGGGAGGCACGCAAGGCGCCGGCTCAGAAGCCGCCGACGGAGACGCCAGCAGACCGTCCGCTCGGCTAGCCCCGCTCTACGAGTGCGCGCATGCCCTGGTCGATGTTGTCCGCCATCCGGTGGATGCCGGCGATGAGCAGCACCACACCGGCCAAGGCGGCGAGGCCACCGAGGACCACCGCGACACCAGCCATGGCCGCGTTCCCGATCATCGCCACCGCGCTGCCAAGCAGGAGCAGGCCGACGCCGGCCGCGAGTCGGGTGGCAGAGCTGTAGACCGTCCGCGCCCTCGGGCGCCCATCCGTGTGGGTCATGCATCCGAGTGTGACGCCGGATCACCCGAATACCAACAGATCTGGGGGTGAACTGGTGGTCGATCGCACTATCGCCGTCCGTCTCCGGGCCGAGGTCGCCGACTTCAAGCGGAACATGGCGGACGCGGCTAAGGCCGTGGACAAGAACGCGGCGTCCGTCGACACCCTGTCGAGCCATGTAGGGCTGCTCGGCGGCGCGCTGACCGGCTTCGCGGCACTGGCCGTGTCCCGGTTCGCGGCGTTCGACAAGCAGATGAGCTCGGTGCAGGCGGCGACCCGGGCGACTGGCGGCGAGCTGGAGTCTCTGCGGCAGAAGGCGATCGAAGCTGGCGCGGACACTCAGTTCTCCGCGACGGAAGCCGCCGCTGGCATCGAGGAGCTCGCTAAGGCGGGCGTCAAGACCGAGGACATCCTGGGCGGCGGCCTGACCGGCGCGCTAAACCTGGCCGCAGCTGGCGGGCTCGAGGTGGCCGACGCCGCCCAGATCGCCGCCGTGTCGCTGAAGCAGTTCAACCTCGACGGCAGCGACGTCTCGCACATCGCCGACCTCCTCGCGGCCGGCGCGGGCAAGGCTGTCGGCTCGGTCACCGACCTCTCGGCCGCACTGAACCAGTCCGGCCTGATCGCGTCCCAGACCGGCCTCTCCATCGAGGAGACGACGGCGGGCCTGTCGGCGTTCGCGTCTGCCGGCCTGCTCGGCTCGGACGCCGGCACCTCGTTCAAGACCATGCTCCAGGTGCTCGCCGCACCCAGCTCGACGGCGGCCACGGAGATGGAGCGCCTAGGCATCAACGCCTACGACGCGCAGGGCAACTTCATCGGGCTCGAAGGCCTGGCTGGGAACCTCAAGACGTCGCTCGCCGGCCTCACGGTGGAGCAGAAGAACAGCGCGCTGGCGACGATCTTCGGATCGGACGCCGTGCGTGCCGCGTCGGTGCTCTATTCCCAGGGCTCGCTCGGCATCCAGCAGTGGACGGACGCCGTCAACCAGCAGGGCTATGCGGCCGAGCAGGCGCGCATCCAGTCCGACAACCTGATGGGCGACCTGGAGCGTCTGGGCGGCTCCCTGGACACCGTCCTGATCCAGTCGGGCTCGGGTGCCAACGACTCCCTGCGGCTGATCGTGCAGGGTGCCGAGGCCGCGGTCGACGCGATCGGACGTATCCCTGCGCCGATTCTGTCGGCGACGACGGCTATCGCTGGGACCGGAGGTCTCGCGCTGCTCGGCGTTGCCGGGCTCGGCAAGCTGGCCGTGGGCTTCTCTGAGGCTAAGCAGGCTGCGGAGTCTCTCGGCATCTCGACGAAGACCGCCGCGGTGGCTGCGGGTGGTCTCGGCGTGGTTCTTGCGGGCGTCGGTGTCGGCCTGTCGATCATGGCGTCTCGTGCCGCGGAGTCGCAGGGTCGTGTCGAGCAGCTGGCCCAGACGTGGAGCGACGTCGGTGAGGCGACGACGGCGACGAACAACCTCATCAACGAGTCGCTGACCAAGAGCACCGACAACATGGTCGACGGCAACCGGACCCTCATCGAGCTGGCCGACCAGGTCGGCGTCTCGACCGAGGACCTGATCGGGTATATCGAGGGCGAGGCCGACGCGGTTGACCGTGTCAACGCCGCCACCGACGAGTATGCGAACCAGGGCGGCTGGATCGGTGCCATCGCTCAGCGCTCGACCGAGTCGAAGAACCTCCGCAAGGAGCTCGGCGACCTCTCTGGTGAGTACCAGCGGTCGAAGGAGGTCAGTGAGCTCGACGCCCGTGCCAAGGAGGCCGGCGCCGACGCGACCGAGGGGCTGACGGCGGCGACCCAGGACGCCACCGGTGCGATGCAGGAGAACACCGAGGCGCTGGATGAGAACTGGCAGGCACAGATGGACGCCTCCGGCGTCGTCCTGTCCCTGCGCGATGCCGAGAATGCTGCCGAGGCGGCGTACGACGACGCGACCAAGGCGCTCAAGGACAACGGGCGCACGCTCGACGTCACGACCGAGAAGGGTCGGGCAAACAGGTCCGCCCTGGACGCCATTGCGAAGTCCGGCTTCGACGTCGTCGACTCGATCCGCTCGACTGGCGGGTCGCTCAAGGACGTGCAGGGCGCCATGGCGACTGCCCGCGAGCGGTTCATCGCCACGGCGACGTCGATGGGCATGGGTGAGCGCGCTGCGAACCGGCTCGCCGACGAACTGCGCCTGATCCCGAAGGACGTCACCACCACGGCGACGGTCAACACGGGCAACGCACTGGCCCAGGTCGCGACCCTCGACAACACGCTGAACCGCATCAACGGCAAGGTCGTCCGGGCGAGCGTCGTCGTCAAGCAGTACGGCCAGGCGGCGATGGCGACCGGCGGCCGGCTGCCCGGTTTCCCGACCGGTGGACGACTGCCTGGCAACCCGCCGGCGAACCCGATGCAGGACAACCTGCTCGGCGTCGACGGCACTGGCATGGCCAAGGTGCGCGTCCGCAGCCGGGAGTGGGTCGTCAGCCAGCCGGCCGCGGACTACTACGGCGACGGACTCATGGGCGCGCTCAATGCGCGACAGATCCCTCGCGATGCACTGTCGGGCCTGGTTGGTCTCGCCAGCGGTGGCGCCGTCGGTCAGGCGGAGAGCGAGGTTCGCCGGGCACAGCGTCTCTCGCTGTCCGCCCGCCGCGCCCTGTCCGATGCACGCCGGGCGGAACGCAACGCCCGGCTGGAGTCGACGAAGCGCGAGGCGGAGAAGCGCGTCGCGAGGGCTGAGCAGCTGCTGAACGATCGGCAGGAAGCGGTCAACGACGCTCGTGCCAAGGTCGAGCGGCTGCGTGAGGAGGCGTCGAGCCTTCGCACGGACCTGCGTCGCGGCAACGTGCGCGACTCCGTGACGGGTGGCCTGTCGGGTGCGCTCGGCGTCACCGACCAGCTGCGGGACCTGGCCGCGTCGGGTGACGTGTCCAAGTTCGGCTCCCGGCGCCTGAGCACCATCGCGGGCGGCGCCGAGAAGGCACTGACCGGGCTGTACAAGCAGGCGGAACTGATCGACAAGCGGATCGATTCCGCGACCAGCAACTTCGAGAAGTGGCAGGGCATCGCAGACGGCGTCTCGTCGTCGATCTCCGGGGCGTTCTCCCTGGGCGACGTGTCCGGCGGTGTCGACCCGTGGTCCGGGAAGGAGAAGCAGGCGACCGGCAAGGGGCTGCTGGCCGCGTCACAGGAGTACCAGACCAAGGCGCGCAACCTCGTGCTCAAGCTCCGGGCCCTGCAGGAAGCCGGCTACGGCACGGCGATCCTGCAGGAGGTCGCACGCCAGGGTGTCGACGGCGGTGTGGCGATGGCTGACGCCCTGCTGCAGCTCTCACCCGCGGACGCGAAGGCCCTGCAGGCGTCGCAGGAAATGATCGGGTTCTACGCCGGTCGCGCTGGCATCGCGGCAACGGACGACCAGGTGACGGCTGCTGCTCGCGCGGCCGAGGCGGCCGAGGCTCAGGCCCGGGCGATCGACAAGAACATCGACCGGTGGGCCGAGAAGCTCGGCTCTGCGATGGCTCGCGCGCTGGGCATCAAGGCGCGCGCGTCAGGCGGTCCTGTGACGGCCGGCCATGGCTACCTCGTGAACGAGGACACGCCCCGCAGCGAGCTATTCATCCCGTCGCAGTCGGGCTACGTGCTCAACAGCCGGCAGCAGTCGGCGCTGACGGCGGGCCCGCAGAAGGTGGTCTACGTCAACGTGACGCAGCACTTCCCGCAGGTGATCCCGTACTCCAAGGCGGTCAACAACGCGCTGCAGCACGCGGCGGAGGGGATCGTCTGATGGTCGACGCAGATATCACGTGGCTGCTGTCCGGCGTGGACACCAAGCGCTGGAACATCCAGGCGGGGTCGCTGTGGCGGCCCCCGGTGGCAGTGCGGCGCTCCGTGCTGACGGTGCCGAACCGCCACGGCACGGTACGCACGACCCGCCCGCCCGTGTTCGAGGAGCCGGTGGTGTCGCTCGAGATGCGCTGCAAGGGCGTCATGTCCTCGCTCGAGGCGGCGTACAACGAGCTGCAGTCCCTGCTGACGGCACCCGGCCTGGTCCTGGGCCGGTCGTCGGGCGGCATCACGACGTCGGCGCCGGTCGAGTTCGTGACGGGCAGCCCGGGCCAGTTCGTCGCGGACACCATCGCAGACATCAGTGTCCAGCTGGCCGTGCCGGGCGTCTTCTTCCGGGCGGCGTCGGTGGACTCTGCGCCGGAGGGTGTGACCACGGGTGAGGTTGTGTCCCTGCCGGGCCTCGCCGTCGGCACGGGCCCGGTTGGTGACGCGGTGCTGCGCTTCCGTGGCGCGGCGACGTCGGTCTCGATCGTGGACGTCGTCTCGGGCACGGGCATCTCGTGGACAGGCGCGCTGACGGGATCGCAGTTCCTGTTCCTCCACCCAGCCACGGCAACGGCGCGCATCGCAACGGCGTCGGACTGGGTAACGGGCGGCACGGACGTATCCGGCGGCCTGTCCTACCCGGCGCCGGGTCTGCTGCAGATCTGGCCACGCATGGCCGCGGCGGACCCAGCACTGCGCGCGGCGTCGGTGACGGTCACGGGCGCGGGGTTCGACGGCACGACGGCGCTGACGGTGCGCGCCCAGCCCGCCTACCTCTAGTCATCAGTCTTAGCAGTCACGCTCCGTGACTGCCACTACTTCACCCGGAGGTGCCCGTGTTCGCTGCCCGTCTGCGCGCGTACGCCCCCGGCGGGGCGGCGCTCGGCCTCCTGCCGGACCCGCTGTCCTGGCAGGCGTCCGTCGTGCACGGCGACCTCGGCGCGCTCACGGTCACATACTCGACGCTGTCCGCTGGCGGCCCGCTGATCGAGCGGCCCCTGGCTGACGGCGTGGACGGCGGCCTGGAGGTCGCTGTCGAGGTCTGGGACGGTACGACATGGGTCGAGCCCCGAGGGTGCCGCTTCGTGCGCGTGGCCCAGGGCGCCGACACCGCCGACGACATGCAGGTGTACAGCGTGACGTTCCGGTCGTGGGGCTGGCTGCTCACGCAGGCCCCGCTGATCGATGGCACGTTCACCGACGGCCGCCGGTTCTTCGTCGCGCCGACGTCGGGCAGCATCCTGGCCACGATCATGGCGGAGAACGCTGCCGACGACGGCGTGCCCGTGATCCTCGTGGGCGACGCGACCAACGACGCCGCGGCCGCCGCGTGGCCGACGCTGCCGGATCAGAACTTCGAGTACGGCACGGACTACCTCGGCATCGTGCGTGGCCTCCAGGAGGCTGGCGCGCTCGACTGGGCGACCCAGGCGCGCGGGCTGTACGCGTACCTGCCGGACTCGGCCGCACTGTCCCCGGACCTGTCCGCCACGGTGCGCCTGCGTCTGGGCCTGGACATGGGTCAGGCGCCTGCGGACGAGACGATCGAGGGCCTGCTGGCTGGTGTCGCGATTCGGGCGCAGGCCGGCGGCACCGTAGTCGTGGACGAGCCGACGGCACCGACTCCGTGGGGGAAGTGGCGTCGACTGCTGTCCATCGGGCAGGTCGACAACGAAGCCGCGGCGACAGCCATGGGCGAGGCGGAGCTGGAGCGCTCAGGTCACGCCCGGGAGCAGTACACGCGCGACCTGGTGCTGCACGACGGCGCCCCTGTGCCGCTGATCGACTACTGGCCGGGCGCGTGGATCACGGCGCCGACCGATGTGGCGGCCGAATCGGTGCGGGTGCAGCAGGTGACCCTGACGTTCGGGCCGGATGGGTATGGCGGCAACGTCGTGCTCAACGACCGGCTCATCGAGGGCGACATCCGCCGGGCCCGCACGCTGGGCACGCTCGCAGGCGGGCAGGTGGGTTCCGGTGGCGCGCCGTCCCCAATCGCCGTCGACCCCGAGGCATCCCGCGTCCCCTCCACCCCGACCGGCCTCGACGTCGTCGCGGGCATCACGTTCACGGGCCCGACGCCGCGCGGTGTGGTCACGGCGACGTGGAACCCCGTCTCGACGGCGACCGACACTGGCGCGCTGGCGATCTCCGGCTACGAGCTCCAGTACCGCATCGGTGCGGGCGCGTGGCAGACCATCGTGACGCCGGAGGTCTCGGCCGTCATCGCAGACCTGACGCCAGCCGACGCGCTCGACTCTCGCGTGCGAGCCGTCGGCGCCCGCACAACGCTGCCCAGCGCATGGTCCGCGATCGACTCCGTGACCGTGCCGGGCGACGTGACGCCGCCACCGGTCCCGACGGGCCTGTCGATGACGTCGGCGCGCGGTGTCCTGCAGATCGTGTGGGACGGCACCCCCGCCATGCCCGTGGACTTCGCCCGCCTGGAGATCGCCGTCGGGCCGACGACCACGCCGACGACCGTAGTCGGCACCATGCTGCGCGGCGGGACACTCCCCGTCCAAGATACTGTCGGTGCGGTCCGCTACATGCGCGCCCGCACGGTCGACACCACGCCCAACGCTTCCGCCTGGTCGGCGGCAATCGGCCCGGTCACGGTGGCGTCCGTGGTCTCGGCCGACATCGACACCGCGGTCACGGATGCGATTGCGACCGCGGGGACGAACGCGGCGAACGCGCTCACCCTCGGGCAGCGCGTGGTCATCGCGTCCACCGACAACCTCGTGGTGGACCCGACGTTCAGCACACTCTCGGGCGGCTCCTATGACCCAGCCTGGGACGCACTGGCCACGAACGAGGCCTACGACGCGACCGGCGGATACAACGGCGTCGGGTCCTGGAAGGTCACGCTCGATGGCGCGGTGCACATCGTCGCGCAGGCCGGGACGAAGTGGCGGCTGGTCGAGCCAGGCAGCGCCTACCGCATGGGTGTCTGGGTCCGCTCCGACGTCGCGCTGCCCGCGAACGCGATCACCTCGTACATCCAGCGTCGGATCGTGGGCGGGGCAACCGCTGTGCTCGTCCAGGTGATCCACGAGCCCATCCTCGCGAACACGCCCACGTACGTGTCCACGGGGATCGGAGTCATGCCGGCTGACGGCGACGCGGTCCGTGTCGTCCTCCAGGTCGCTGCAGCGGCCGGGGCCTCGGGGAACGTGTGGCTCTCCAAGCCGTCCGTCACCCGTGCCGCCGACGCAACGCTCTACGTGGACGGCTCGGTCAAGGCGCGGCACGTCGGCGCTGAGGAGATCGAGACCGGTCACCTCGCGGCTGGTGCAGTCTCGGCCGACAAGCTCTCCTCCGTCATCGCGGTCAGCGGCCTGTTCACGACCAGCGAATCGGGGACCGGCCAGCGCGTCGAGTTCGACAATGGCGGCATCCGCCTGTTCAACGCGTCGGACGAGCTGCGCATCGACTTCCCGACGACGCCGGGCGACGAGCCCGAGATCCGCGGCGTCGTGCAGGCGGACGGCCTGACGGTTCGCCAGGGCGCGACCTTCTTCTCGCCGCTGAACTCGTTCGCGAAGGACTCGACGATCTCGCTCGACGAGTCGCTGTCCAGGCCCACCAGCGCGCCGCTCGCTACGCCCTACTGGAACTCGGCGTTCTTCCAGATCACGCCACGGACCGGCGACCTAGGCACCTTCGCACTGGACCCCTCGCTCATCCAGTCGGTGGCCTGGAACCACGTCATCAACGTCATCCACCTGGTCCAGAAGGTGGCCACCGGTGGCACGCGCATCTGGTACTACAACCTCGACGGCACCATCTGGTCTGGTGGGACGCCGTACTGGGATCTCCCGAGCGCCTGGGACGTGTCGTCGCTCGGCATAGGGACCGACGGCGAGTTCCGCATCATGTACCGCTGGGACAGCCGGTGGTGGATCTACGACTACTCGCGGCCCTCTGGTTCGCGTAGCCGTGAATACGCCTCGGCGGTCAACCCGGCGGGACGCCCGCTCATGGCCATGGACGGCAACACGATCGTCGCCACCGAGACCGGGATGGACGAGGCCCCGCGGTTCCGGTATGTCGACACGAGCACGAACCCGGTCACGATCACCAGCGGCGTAACCGCGACCGGCGCGCCGGGGAACTCGGGCCGGAACCCCGTGTTCCTCTACCACGGCAGCGCCGACTACGGCGGGCAGAGGTGGATCACCTCGTACAAGACCTCCGGCTCGTACCGAACGTTCTCCGAGGCGGGTGCCTTCGCCAGCAACGAGGGCTGGGACCCACCCACGTCCAAGGTCGGCGGATTCTGGCACCCCGGCCTGGGTGTCTTCTACACCGTCTCGTCGGACGGCGGGGTCTGGGCGCACTCGGCCATGACCTGGACGAGCTCGGCCAACGACAACTGGCACCTCGGGCAGACGTTCTACGACAACCAGGTCACGGGCGGCCTGCACGAGACGGCGATGGGCGAGGTCAGATCGTTCATCATGCCGAAGCGGGCCCACCTGCGCGTGACACTGGTGGAGGTGCCCTACGCGGGCGGCACGGACGACCCGAACCGGTGGCGGCTGTACGGCATGCGCGGGACCTACGCGGTCGGCAGCATGCGGCTGCAGTCCGAGGGTGCGTACACGACGCTGACTCACACCATGAGCGCCATACCGACCACCGGTGGTGCTGTGGCGCCGACGACGTCGACGTTCCCGGGCGGCAATCCGGCTCGCCTAGTCTCCGCTCGGGTCATGCCGGACACCCTCCCCGTGATCGATCTGCGTGGTGACGGCTCGGGTCGCCTGGGGAAGTTGCAGATCTCCACCGCCGGCGTCATCACATGGGCCGACTCCGCAGACGTCAGCCTCGCGGGCATCCTCAACGCCGGCTTCGCCGCCTCCCCGCTCGTCGCCTCGCGGGTCGGCGACACGGTGTACATCGAGGGGGAGGTCACGCCCACGACGAACTGGGGCGCGGCGAACGCGAACAACCTGGTCATCTCCTCTGGCATCGATGCCCGGTTCCTGCCGCGCACCAACCGGATCTATGTCATGGGCTCGGTGGCGGGCACCGCGGCCACCGTCTTCCGGGTGCAGATCACCAGCGCCGGGGGCCTGTCGGTTCGCTGCGCAACCGCCACGTACACCTCGGGCGTCCACCTCTCCCTCGTCTATCGCGGGGTCCCGCTGTGACGGCCCACCCTCCCTCCACCGAAAGGTGCACCATGACCATGCTCGACACCACCCCGGAGCATCCCTATGCCGCGGGAATCATCCGCTTCCCCGCCACCGGGCCGGAGTGGTATTCCAACTCCAGCCACATCACCCGCGGGTTCGACACGAGCATCCCACCGGAGATCTTGACCGGCGGCCGCCTGCGCGTGCAGCTCATCACGTCGATGCCCGTGGAGTTCGCGACCGCGGATCCCGACGAGACGTTCGCGGAGCGGGGCCTGCTGCCCGGGATCTCCAGCGGCGTCGGCGACTGCAACATCGGCATCGGTCTGAACATCGGCATCGGCCAGTGGCGCCGACTGCGGCTGGACAAGCCGGAGGAGTACGCCCTCGCGGCGGGCGACTTCGCCAACCTGTGGCTGTACGTCAAGCGCGTGCCCCCGGTCGTCTGACCCCAGAGCCGGAGAGGGGCCTCATGCCCGACCACGAGATCACCATCGGCGAAGTAGGCCGCCGCCTTGGCGAGGTCCTGGTGGAACTGCGCGAGATGCGCAAGGACCTCATCGGCCGTGCCGAGTACGAGTCCGACCAGGAGCACATCGACCGGCGCTTCGAGGAGTCGGGCAAGGTGCACGTCCAGCTCGAGACGAGGGTCGCTGAGGTTAACGCCGCGCGCAAGGTCGCGGTCACCGAGGAAGCGACCGAGCGCGAGAAGGGCGACACCAAGCTCGAAGCCCGGATCGACCGTATCGGCGGCTGGGTCAAGTGGGGCGGAAGTGCCGCACTCGCCGCGATCGGGCTGATAGTCACCGTCATCGGCTGGATCGTCACGACCGGAAATGGAGGTTGACCGTGAAGGAGAACCTTCGACGCGCTGGCAAGGTCGTGGCGTTCATGCTGATCTTCTTCGCCCTCGCGTCCGGCGTCGTCTGGCTCCTGAACCAGCTCGCGGCGGACGACGACGAGAGCGCTCGACAGCACGCCGAGATCGTCGCGCTACAGGCGGGCCTCGACGAGGCAAACGCCCGCCTGGAGGCTGAGGGTGAGCAGCCGGTCCCAGTCCCGTCAGTCGAGCCTGCCGATCCCGGCTCGGCGCCCGTCGTCGAGCCCATCCCCGTCAGCCCGACCAACGCCCAGCTGGACGCCGCGCTCGAGCGCTACTGCGACACGCACGACTGCCTCCCAGGCCCGACCAACACCCAGGTGCGTGCCGCTCTGACCGACCTCTGCTCGGAGATCCGGTGCCGTGGTGCGGATGGCAAGGACTCGACCGCGCCCGGCCCGGCGCCCACCACTGCCCAGCTCGACGCCGCTCAGGCTCGGTACTGCGACGCGCACAACGAGTGCCGGGGTCCTGGTGGCGCGAACGGCGCTGACGGTCGCGGCATCCTGTCCATGCAGTGCGCTGTCGGCGGCTGGATCATCAAGTACACCGACGGCCTCACCGATGACGCGGCGGGCCCGTGCCAGGGACCGCAGGGCGTCCATGGCGAACAGGGACCAGCCTCCACCGTGCCCGGACCAGAGGGCACCGCCAAGCCCGGCGACTACGCATGTCCCGACGGCGAGCACATGACCGGCTTCGCGGTCGCGGACGACGGCGCCGTGACGCTCGCGTGCCAGGCACCCAACCCGCCCGTGATCGACCCACCGAGCCCTGGAGATCGACCATGACCTACTCCCCGCTGACCGACAAGAAGATGCCGCCCACCGGCAGGTACCAGGGCGGCGTGAAGTGGCAGGCCCGCCCCGCAGGCGTGCGGATCAACGGCCTCAACGTCCACCACTGGGCCAGCACGAACCTGTCGGGCCTGGACCGCCTGGTCAAGTCCAACGATCCCGCCTCGGCGAACTACCTCATCCTCACCACGGGCGAGCTCATCGGCTCCGTACCCGAGGAGTTCCGTGCGTGGACGACGTCGGCGTACGCGAACGACGACGACAAGATCACCGTCGAGATCCAGAACGAGACGGGCGCTCCGTCGTGGCGGATCTCCGATGCCGCGATGGCGACCTTGATCCGGCTCTACGCGGACGTCGCCAGGCGGCACAAGTTCCCCCCGACCCGGGCGCACCTCAAGGGCCACCAGGAGTACGGGATCGCCACGGCGTGCCCCGGCCCCTACCTGCTCCCGCGACTCGACGAGGTGGCCCGCAAGGCCGCCGCTCTCGGCAACTCCACCACCCCCACCCAGGAGGACGACATGTCCGCAGCAGCGGAACGCCAGATCGACGACCTGCACAGGCTGCTCCTGCGCAAGTTCACCGACGGCGACCAGACCATCGACATCGTGGACGGCGTGCGTCGCGACCTGATCGTCGACCGGCGCACCGAGGAGGACGTCAACACGCTCCTCGTCACGAACCGCGCGCTGGTCGCGACGGTCCAGACCCTGGCCAAGTCTGTCGGCGTCGACCCGGCGCTGGTCGTGAGCACCCTGAACACAGCCGTGCGCGAGACGCTCTCGGCCCCCGACTTCACCATCGTCCTGACCCCGAAGGAGAACTGACCCATGAGCCAGCCCAACGAGCACGAGTTCACCGAGCTGGACGCCGCGCTGGAGGAGGTCATCCCCCGCCGCGTGCGCACCGTCACCTACGCCGTGGCCGGGTCCGTCGGCGCGCTGTCCACCGGCGCCCTGCCCCTCGCGCGCGCACTCTTCCCCGAGCACGGCGAGACCGTGGCGCTCGTCGTCGCAGGCGTCGTCAGCCTCTGCGCGACCGTGGCCGGCCTCGTCGGCTTCACGTACCGACCCACCCGCTAGGAGGCCCCCGTGCCCGCATCAGCAGCACTCATCGCCGCCGCTGCCACCCACGTCGCCACCCTCGTCGTCTACGTCGGCCTGGTCAACGAGGCCGGCACGGAACTGTCCGGCGGCTCCTACGCCCGGCAGCCGTGCGTGGCCACCGCGACCGCTGGGAACGTGCGCCTGGTCGCTGACGAGACGTTCTCGGTGCCCGCAGGCACCGTCGCCGGGTGGCGCGCCTACTCGGCATCCACCGGTGGCACGGACTGGGGCGGCGACCCCGTCACGCCGGAGGTCTACGCCGCGCCAGGCCAGTACGTGCTGACGGTCGACACCGGATTCTCGCTCGTCGCGGCCTGACCCCATGACCGAGCACTCGATCTGGGCGGCCGCCCCACCGTGGGAGCCAACCGCCCACGCCGACGGCGACCCGTCGATCCGGACCGCCACCGCGTGCTACGCCACGACCACCACCTGGTACGTGCCCGGCGCGAAGCTACGGGCCCCGGCCGACTCCGGACTCGGCCTGGTCACCCTGTCCGTGTACATCACGCCCAACGGCGTGCTGCCGGACCTGGCCACCGAGCCCGCCGCCTCGGCCCAGGTCGAGGTCGGACCCGCAGCTGGCACGTACGAGGCACGATGGGACGGGCCGCCGCCCGAGGTCGTCGCGCCGAACGCAATCTGGACCTGCCTGGAGAGCGAGAGCGGCCAGGGGTACCTGTTCGTAGGCAGCGGCACCGTGGGCTCCGACTTCATCCAGGCGGACGACGGCGCGGACCTGTACCTCGCGGAGGCGGGCCACCCACGGTCCGCGCTCCGCATCGGGTCCGGCGGGACCGGGTCCTCGCCGGCGTGGTACGGCGCGGTGCCGATCGTGTCCGACACCCCGGCCGAACCCACGCCGTCGGGCGGCTCCGTAGCCACCGTCGCCGTGGACGCGGTCGGTGCGGGCTACGCGCGACACTCCGGCGGTTCCGCGCCCTCCGTGGCCGTGGACGCCGTCGGGCAGGGCTACAAGCGCGCACGGGGCGGCTCGGCGGCCGTCCTGAGCGTGGACGCCGTCGGGTCCGGGTACAACCCCGCCGACGTCCCGACAGCACTACCCACGACCGGGACGCTCACCCCGATCATCACCGCGCGGGGCATGGAGCCGACCACACCCGCCCGACGACTGGAGGCCGTATGAGCGAGACAAAGGTCTGGGCCAATGACAAACACGCGGTCTCCTGGCGGGTCACGTCCGCCGGTGTCGTCGTCGACCTGACGGGCGCGACCGTGCGCCTCGTCGCCAAGCCGAGAGAGGTCGGTGGCACGTCGATCGACCTGGCGTGCACGGTCGCTGATGGCGTCGTCACGCACGAGCTGGACGGAACGCTGCCCATCGCCCGCTACGACGTCGTCACCGAGGTCACACGGCTCGGCAAGACGGTCACCTACCCAGACGCGACCGCTGGGCCCGAGCTTCTGATCGTCCGCGCCGACGTCGGCTGACTGTCGGAGGTCCGGAGTAGACTGCACCCCACGAAGCCCTGATCTGCTCTCGGCCGGAGCTGATGCACCAGTGGCCACCACCGTGATCGGGACCTTGTCAGCCAGCCCCCGTCGTTTCCCTCGTGGAGACGGCGGGGGCTAATTTCGTCTGCCCTGATACTGGTGCCGTGGTCTACATGGGCAAGTCCTTCGAGGAGCGCCAGGCGTTGTGGCAGGGGATCACCAACGAGCGGCCGATCCCGCCACGGCTCCTGCAGCACGACTGCAACGTGCCGGTCCGGGCGCGGATCGTGTGGGAGCGAGACGGCGAGGAGTTCCGCGACACGGTCGCCTACGCGTGGGGACCGCACGGCATCGTGTTGGTCGAGGTGCGTGACCAACGCCGGGATACGCACGGGGTGTGGCTGCACGTGTCGGACGCGCCGCGACGCTAAATCCAAGCGGACGGCCGGAAACTTGGCATCTGCCGGCCGAATGTAAGCGGAGTGGGCCTACCGCTCGCCGATCTCCCTGACCCACGCCTTGCCGAGCTCGACCATCGCCTCCTCGTACGTCGCACAGAAGCCCTCGGCGATCGTCTTCATGTACGTGTTGGTCGAGTACTGCGACCGCGTGCGCTGCGTCAGGTACCAGGCGAAGAACACGTGCCCGTCGTCCGGCGACTTGCACCGCTCGATCCCAGCCGACACCTCGAGCGGGTCCTGCGGGCCCGTCACGGTCCAGTAGCCCGTGCGGTCGCCGTCGCCGTCGCCGCCCGTGACGGTCAGGGGCAGGGGCGGGGTGCGGTCGTCGGGGAGCTCGGCGGACATGGCGGTCATCATTCCTGGTCTCGACATGATTCGGCTAGAGGCCACTATGTGTGCACCTCTGTGTGAACCGCGCGGGAATCGGCGGTACGCGGAAGGCCCGGAACCGTTGAGATTCCGGGCCTCCGTCTGCTCCCGCGGTTGGACTTGAACCAACGACCGTCCGATTAACAGTCGGATGATGAGGCTATTCTGAGAGTGCGCGTGCAAGCCTCAGATCTGCCCCGACCGTTGATATTCCGCCATTCCAAGGCATCAGGTATGTTGCGTATGCAATACCGGGTTCTGCACCCGCATGTGTGAACCATTGTGTGAACCGGAGGACTGCATGCCGAAGAAGCGCGACCACGGCCAGGGCGGCCTGTACCAGATCACCCGCAAGCGCACGCTCAAGGACGGCACCGTCCGCGAGTACACCCTCTGGCGCGGCGTCGTCGATCTCGGTGTCGGCCCGGACGGGAAGCGCGACCAGCCGACCGTGCACGCCAAGACCCAGCGTGAGGCGAAGAAGAAGCTCGACGACCTCATGGCCGAGATCAGGGACACCGGCGCGCCGGCCGACAAGCAGACGACGATCGCACAGTGGGCACCCCGCTGGCTCGAGGAGATCGCCAAGCCGAACGTCGACCCCAAGACCTACCGCAACTACCGCACCGCCGTCACGCGGCGCATCGTGCCGCTCCTGGGCCGCAAGAAGGTCCACGCCGTCAGCCCAGGCGACATCCGGGCCCTGCGGAAGTTCGTCGTCGAGGACCAGGGCCTCTCGACGACGACTGCCCGCGAGGCACACATCGCGATGAACCTGCTGCTGACCGCGGCCGTCACCGAGCGCCTGATCCGGAGGAACCCCGCCGACGGCGTGAAGGCACCCAAGGCCGCGGCGTCCACGCGCGGTGCGATCCCCACCGACCAGGCGCTGGACATACTGCGCACCGCCGCGCTGATGCCCAACGCCGCTGGGGCCCGCTGGTGGTTCAAGCTCCTCGGCGGGCAGCGGCAGGGAGAGATCCTGGGCGCCACGATCGAAGACCTGGACCTAGACCTGGGGTACTACCGCGTCTCGTGGAAACTGGAGGCCCTGACGCGCGAGCACGGGTGCGACGTCGTCAATGGCTTGCCGTCGTGCGGGAAGAAGAAGGGTGCCTACTGCCCGCAGGCGCGGTGGGAGGACCCGGACGGGTTCGAGAAACGGCAGCTCACCGGCGCGTGGCACCTGACGCGGCCGAAGTCCAAGACGGGGCGCATCGTCCCGCTGATCCCGCAGCTCGTCGAGGCAATGCGCAGGCACCTCAAGGCGACCGCTCACCAGCCGAATCCGTACGGGCTGATCTGGCACATGCCTGACGGATCGCCGATCACACCGCGTGACGACGGACAGCAGTGGCGTGACCTGCTCCAGACCGCCGGCGTCATCACGGCCGAGCAGAACAAGCCGAAGGGGACCGAGCTCACCGGGCACATCGCGCGGCACACCGCAATCACGGCCCTGGCATCCCTCGGCGTCGACACCCAGCTCATCGGC